ATATCATCGCCAGTATTGTCTGTTTGTGGGGTAGTGACAATATTTGCATAAAGGAAAAGAAAAAATTTGGCGGGAAAAATTTGGCTTAGGGCTTGTGTGGTGCGGGGTTGGGTGGTTTGATGGTCGGATTTATGCAAAAAATGAAAATGGTGGGAAAATCTGTAAAATGGTAGAAAATTGGGTTTTATTTTGCATAAAAATGAACGGTGGATTTGTGGTTTTTAAACCGTTTTAAAATTTTAAAGACCATTTTAAAAAGGTTTTAAAGTTTTTAATAAATGAGTTTAAGGCGGTTTCTGTGTGGAAACTGCCTTTTTTATTGGTTATTTATGGTTGTTTTGGCACGTTTGGGTGAAATCTAGCGGTTTGTTGTGTGTGATTATGGGTAGAATTAGCGAAAATGCGCCATTATTTGGCGATATTTGAAAGGAACACTGGCATCCGTGCCGTTGTGTTTTAAAATATTAAGAAATCGCTTGTGATCCGGTTTTTGGGGATGTTACCGACATTGATGTCGGTGACATATTAGAAGTCCCGATAACCACGCACGACTTGCCCTATCACGACAAGGCTGTTTGCTTCTTCTGTGTCTAGTTTTAATGGGCGATAGGATGGGTTGTCACTAATTAGCTCTACTCCACCGTAGGTAAATTGTACTTTCTTTACCAACATTGATCCGTTGTGGTTTAGTACAAATATTTTCCCTTCTGCTAATTCGCGCTTAGAGCGGTCAACAATAATTTCTTCGCCATCCTTCAAGGTTGGCTCCATGCTTTCCCCTTTTACGGTAAACATTGCACAATGCTTTGATTTATTGCCTGTTCTTTGAAACCAAGAGCTTTCAACCATTATGTAAGCTGAATCATATTGTTCTTCATTTTCTAAACCTAAGCCTGCTGAAACTCTGACACCTCTAAAATCATCAATGGGTTCGTAATGATCTCTGTTCATCTGTTTAAAATCAGCAAATCCATTCTCTTTTATAGCGTGCTCTTCCATTGCTTTGAATGCATTACTCTTTATGGATTGAATACTATCTCTTAGCCCTAAAGACATCTGTGCTTCTTTTGGCAATGTAGATATATGGTATTCAAACCCACCTCCTTTTACACCTTTAGCTTCTCTAGATAGCCAATTTTCATTTTTAGCTTTCCTTGTGATGTTTGTTGCATGAGATGGCAGTCCATTTAGCTTTAAAGCCTCAAGTTCTTTGGCAGTAAACCAAACTTTATCTAATGATTTCATAAAACACCTTTCTTAATCAAAATAATTCAAAAAAGATTTGGCTGATTAAGTTAAATAAAATCAATGATTTGAACACTCAAAAGAAAGATTTTATAAAATTTTATTAAATCATCTATTGATTAAGAAAATGATTTGATATATATTCTAAATCGTAGATGATTAAGTACTTAATCAAGTAGTCGAACAACTAACTTTTAAGGATCGCACAAAATGAAAGAAAAAGGAAGATTTAATGATATGCATAGAGCTGACATTAGAGCTGAATTGATTAAGAAAGGGATTTCATTAGCTCAATTAGGGATTCAGCATGGATTAGCAAAAACAACTCTAAGAAATGCGTTTGATAAACGCTATCCAAAAGGGGAAAAGATTATTGCTGATGCACTAGGTAAAGAACCAAAGGATATATGGCCTAGCAGATACTTAGACTGATAAGGAAGGATTATCGTGAAACTATGGTTTAGTGCGAAAGAATTAGCTGGCATTGGTGGGTTATCAAAACACCCTAGTAATGTAAATCGACAAGCAAGAAAAGAAAAATGGCAATCTCAGCCATTAAAAGGAGTTAAAGGCGGTGGTGTTGAATATGCGCTTTCATCACTTCCTGAATCAGTTCAAATTGAATTGCAAAAGAAGTTTGTATGTGCTGTTTCAAAACCAAAATCACTCCCAGCCGATCTCCGTCAGGTGGAATTAAAAACCTTAACGGAAAAACAACGAGAAGTAGCGGGGGCAAGAATGGCGTTAGTTGCCCAAGTGTCACAGCTTGAACAAACTCAGCCACGTTATAAGGCGATTAAGTTCTTTTGTGAACAAATCAAACATGGTGGCATTTCCGATGATTTGATGAGATTGGTGGAAACCGCTAATAACAAGAAAGGGAAAAATCGCACTTTATCTGAACGCACTTTGAACCAGTGGGTGTTGGATTATGAAAAGGCAGATACGCCTGAAGAACGATTAAAAGCCCTCGCACCAATGCAACGGGTGGCGAAAAAGGCAGAAGAAATTGTGTGGTTGCCTGACTTTTTGGCGGTGTATCGCCAAACCAATGGCATCAATGTTGCAGAAGCCTATCACTATTTTTCGGCTGAATGGGATGCACGTTTTGCAGATGAACCATTGCGTTTAGAGATGAAACCGAGCATTGACCAAGTTCGTGCTGCGTTGGCGAAATTGCCAAAACACATTAAGGAAATTGGCCGTAAGACAGGTTCTGAACTTCGCGCCATTAACACTTATGTGAAACGCGACTGGAGCGTGTTGCAGGTAAATGATGTGTGGGTAGGTGATGGTCATGCGATGAAATTGAAAGTCGCCCATCCTGAACACGGTCGCCCATTTATTCCTGAGGTGACATTAATAATGGATGCATCTTGTCGTTTTATTGTGGGTTGGTCGGCAAGCTTGGCAGAAAACGTTCTGGCGGTGGCTGATGCCTTGCGTTATGGCGTGGAACGCTACGGTATACCGGCAATTTATTACTCCGATAACGGTGGTGGTGAGAAAAACTGGATGCTTGATGGTGATATTACGGGGATGTTGCCACGTTTGGGGATTAATCACCAAACAGGGATTCCAGGCAATCCACAAGGGCGTGGGATTATTGAGCGGGTTCACCAAACGATTTTATATCGTATCGCTCGCCAGTTTGAAACCTATCATGGTACTGGAGCAGACCGCGACACCATTCGACAAGTGAGCACCGCAGTGATTTCACTAGATAAGGCAAAGCGTAAAGGCTCGACTCAACTAACGCCAAAGCAACAATGGGCTGTGGGTAAATTGCCAAGCTGGAATCAGTTTTTAGATGCGGTTCAAGCAGGGGTTGATTGGTACAACAACGAGCATGTGCATAGTGAAATCGGTATGACACCGACACAAAAACGCCGTCAGTTGATGGAGAGAGTGAACCCTGATGATTTGGTATTTGTTACACCGGCAGAATCAAGAGATCTATTCCGTCCAAGCGTATTAAGAACGCCTGAGCGAGGTTGGTTGAGATTATTTAATAACTTTTACTTCAGTACGAAGTTGTTAGATGTGGATGGTATCGAAGTACAAGCATCTTTTGATATACACGATCCAAGCCAAGTGATTGTAAGAAAAAAAGACGGCACTTTTGTGTGTTATGCCGAATTAGATGGCAATAAACGTGATGCGTTCCCAGTTGCCTTTGTTGAGAAAGTTCGTAAAGAGCGTCATGCACGCCGTGCGAAATTGAAACAAGAACAGCTTGATGAGATTAATGCGGAAATGAATCCGATTATTACGATTGAGCATCAGCAATCAGGTTTTGAATTGTTGAAAACACAGGCAAAACCTAAAAATGAGAAAACGCCAATTTTCTTAACTAAAGCAGATAAAGAGGCGTGGGAACAAAGAAAAAAGTTAGTAAATGAATAAGGAGAACAAGATGAAAGCACAAGAATTAAAAGCGTTTATGGATGCACACAAGATGAGCCAAAAACAAGTGGCGAGCTTATTTGATGTATCTATTACGACTGTTAGCCAATATATCAACGGTAAATATCCAACTGATACTAAATGGTTAGATAACAAAGTGGATGAATTATTGGCGCGCCATAAAGCGAAAGTAGTTGAAGCTAAATACAACAATGCATTTGTCCCCACTCAAACAGCAAAGCGCGGTATGGAAATTATGCACTTTGCCCACGCTGAGGGCGAAATTAATGTGATTTATGGCGCGGCAGGATTAGGCAAAACACAAATGCTTAAACAATATGCGAAAGAACATAGTTCAGCCATTTTGATTGAGGTAGATCCAAGTTGCACACCGAAAGTGTTACTACGCAAGATTGCTGAAACTGTAGGGGCTACCAGTCGCGGTGTTAATAATGATGTTTTGGCAAGTATTGTGGAAAAACTCAACGGTGCGGAACGTTTGTTAATGATTGATGAAGCCGAGTTACTTTCTACCCGCTCTTTGGAATTTATCAGACGTATTCACGATTTAACAAATTGTGGGGTGATTTTAGCGGGTATGCCTCGCTTGTTGGTTAATTTAAAAGGCAAAAATAACGAGTTAGCACAGCTTTATAGTCGAGTGGGTTTTGCTTGCGACCTTGGCAATGCATTACCTGAAAGTGATTTGGCGATGTTAGCAGAAAGTGCACTTAATACGAGCGAATTTAATGCGGCTTTATTGAAAGCCTGTAAAGGTAACGCACGTCGATTAAGTAAGTTAATGCGCGGCGTTGTACGTTCGGCAGAGATTAACGAGACCGAAATTAGCGCAGAGATGATTGAACAATACAGCAAAATGTTAATTAGTTAAGGAGACGATTATGTTACAGGCAAAAACAACCAAACGCCTAAATAAAAACAACGCTTTAATGTTGGCTTATTTAGAACAAGTAGAAAAAGCAGTGAAACGCTTAAATGAAATGGGGCTTACTGTGGTGAATGTGCATTTTGAAAAAATCAAACCAACCTTGCGTGTGATGGCAAATGCGGTGACAGATCGCTTAGAGCGTGAACAACGCGCTTTTGTTTATCAAGTTGGACGCGATGTGGGGAGATACCAAGAAGCACAGTTTGCAGTAGAAGGTATTCGAGTGATTTGGCGTAAATATTTGAATTAGGAGGAGCGATGGCAACGCGTCGGCAAATTTATGCAGTCTATCGTGGCGAAGAGAATTTGGGTGACGGGACGGCAGAAGAATTAGCAAAGAAACTCAATGTGAGCGAAAAAACGATTTACTGTTCGGCAACTGCCGCCCGACGTGAACGTGATAAAGGTAAGCGGCTTGTAGTGATTAAGTTAGGAAAAGAGGAAATCTAAATGAAAGTAATGATTGAAGGTAAAGAATATTGGCGCGATGCAAAAGGCAATTTAACCCCTGCTGAGTTGGTGAAAGAAATAGACAAAGAGCGTGATGCGCTTGTGCGTGAATGGGTGGAAAAAGGCGTGTCCTTAAATAAGGAGATGCGCAATTTTAAAGATGGCATTTTCGGCGATATTCAGGCGTTTATTGAACTTTCGGCTGAAAAATACAATGCAAAAGTTGGCGGTAGTAAAGGCAATATCACGCTTTATAGCTACGATGGAAAATACAAAATCCAACGTGCTATTAACGACCATTTGCAATTTGATGAGCGTATCCAGGCTGCAAAAGTGTTGATTGATGAGTGCTTGAATGAATGGAGCGAAGGCTCTCGTCCTGAATTAAAAGCATTAATTGAACGTGCGTTTAATGTGGATAAGGAAGGCAATTTGAACACCTCACGTATTTTGGGTTTGCGCCGCGTCGAAATCCAAGACAGTCGCTGGCAAAACGCGATGCAGGCGATTAGTGAAAGCGTGCAAGTGGTAAGCAGTAAGGCTTATGTTCGCCTTTATGAACGTGTTGGAGAAACCGATCAGTATGTGCCGATTGCGTTAGATGTAGCTGGGGCTTAAAGCTTATTTAAATGCCCTTTAAATCTCCCCTAACCCCTCTTTACAAAAGAGGGGGACGGGATGAGGGGCATTAGTAATAGGTTTTAATCATTAACTAAGGAGCAATGTATGGAAAAACTACGAACCTATAAAGATTTTAGCACGTTAGCTGTTGAAATGGAGCGTGCTGGTGCATGGGCAACCGCTGAGGCTGCTTGGCAGAGAGCGGCTATTGTTGCTCGAAAAAGCGAAAATGAAGAATGGGCATTAAATCGCCAAAAGATGTGTGCGCATTATGTGCGTTATCCAAATAGAAGAACGGAGGTGAGATATGGCTAAGTATGTGGCACGCTTTTATTGTTTGGTTGAGGCAGTTGTTGAAGCTGAAAGCAATGAACAAGTGTTAGATATGTGTGATTTAAATGTGTGTGATGTCAATAAACTGCCACACACGATTACAGAAATTGATGATGTGGTTGAAGTGGAGGAAGTATGAGTGAGCTAACAAAAGATGACTTGCATGTTGGGCATGTTTACTCCGCGAAAAGTCCTAAAGAACACGGTTTTCCACCATTATTAGGGGATAGACAAATACTGTGGATGGGGCTTATTTATGACAATAAAGAGGGGTTTGTTGATGGTTTGCAATATGATAGCCCATCGGTGAGAAGAGGGCGCAGATATCCAAAAATCAGCATAACCAAGTTTTTAAAATGGGCAGAGGCTGACATTACAGACACAATGCCGAAAGGTAAATGGAGATATGCAAGATGACTGAGCAAGAAAAAGTGCGGTTGGATGAACAACTTGAACAAGCAGCAAAACAGCTAATAAGCGCGCTTAGAGCCTTACGTACGGGACAAAATCAACATGCGGCGGTTTATGTTGGCAATGTGCAGAATTTGTTACCAGGGTTGAGAATGAGATTGGTGAAAGTATGAAAGTGCTAGATGAACACATCCTTGAATATATCTGGGACGAAACATTAGACAGGATTGCGCAAGGAACCTTAGTGACTTATATCGGTGGCAGTGTTGGCACATATAGTGACGAGCATGCGGCGAAATATGCAGAGGAAAGCTTTGCAATATTGCACGTAAGTCAACTGATTGCTGGCTCCGGATTAAGTGAAAGTCAATTTAGACGACGGGTCAAAAAGCTTATGGCACAAGGTATTTTGTTACAACGCATTGGGCCAAATAGCTTTGTGATTAACTCAGAGGTGATTAAAGATGTAGCGGTACAAGCCGCACGATGTTGGCGTGCAATCGGCGTGCCGTATGGTATGGACGACACCGGAAAAGCCTGTAAAACCTTACCTATTAACGCTCTACCGAGAAGCATTTTTGAGTTAAAGACAAACTGCTATTTGATTTTAAGAAGTAAATTTCCAACTTATTAATAAGTAAGGATTAAAAGATGAAAAAATATTTTGCTTATGACGCGTTAGAACGCGAATTTACAACACACGACACACTACAAGAAGCTAAATCACAAGCGCAAGACTGTGTTGATGAAATTTTTGATATTGGTGCTGATAATGGTTTCGGAGATGAAATTGAAGACGGCATAAAAGAAACGTGTTTTGGGGTTGTATTAGGTGGGTTTGATTTACCAACTAGACCTCTTACCAAAGAGGAGGATAGTTACTATGGGGAATACACTCACATGGTAGAAAATCCAGTACTCATTGAATATCCACAACATGGATGGATTAAATGTTCGGAGCGGTTGCCTGAATTATATCATACAGTTTTTAGTGGCATTATCTCAAAAGATGTACTGCTATATGGCATACCATATAACGATGGCGAAGAAGAAATGCGAGTTTTTGTTGGATACATGACAGAAGACAATGAATTTCACACGGATGATATTGGTAAGTGTGATGTTGTTACTCACTGGCAACCGTTGCCACAACCACCGGAGGAATAAATTATGCCAAATTGGTGTGTAGGAGATTTAAAAATTAGAGGCAAACTCGCTGATATAACGCATTTTTTAACGGAATGCATTGAAGGTTGCGAGTGTGACATTGATGAATTGGGCACGTTAGAAATCAAAAACATTAGAGGGCAAGCAATCAAAGGGGCCCGACGTGTTTTTTGCGACAACCCAAATGAAATCATTGAGGGATATGAGTTGGAGAATGGGTATATCGTTGTCATACCAATCTCAGCTGCATGGGTATTAAGTCCGCCTGAAATGATTGAATTAAGCAAAAAATTTAATGTTGATTTTAGGTTTTATGGATTTGAATGGGGGCAAGCATTTAATCAAGAGTTAGAAATCATAAAAGGCGTATTAACTTTAGATAAATGTATCGAATTTAAAAATTACATTTGGGAATGCCCTATGCCTAATCTTGGAGGATAAAACCCATTTACAGCCCATTAAATCTCCCCTAGCCCCCCC